TTGTTATTATCCTGACTTCTATTATGAGATGAGAAACTCTGAAGGAGTACTTAAACAAGTCGTTGTAGAGGTTAAACCATTCAAAGAGTATAAGATGGTTCAAGACTTAAATGAAGGCAACCTAGTTGTTCCTGAGAATGGAATGAAGAAGTTGAAAAATTTTGAGTATGATCTTAAAATGGCTTACAAGAATAAGAACAAATGGGAGACTATGATTAACTGGTGTAATATGAAAGGTTATGAATTTATCATCATAACTGAACAACATCTAAAGAAATTTAACCTTTAATCTTATAAATAAGTATAATTAATATAAAAATTATAGAAATACTTGGTAAAATATTATCCCATATAATATAAAGTTTTCTACTTATATGGTAGAATGGAAATCTAAGTAAATGTAAAAGTGTTAAAAATATAAACAAACTTGATTGAGATGACCAAATACCAATAATCATCCAAACCCAAAACATTAGTCTGAAGACATAATGTAAGATATCAAATCTACTAAAAGACTTAACATCTAAAGACTTAATACTAATATCTAATCTAGTTTTATTAAAGACATAATAAACCTCGTTAAAAGCAAATAAAATAGATATTAGGTAAAATAAAATAATCATCATATAGTATCGGTGTTAAATATTATTTCTTCAAATTTTAATAAATTTTGAAAAGCTGATTCATTAATTTTAACAGACTTATCTTCAATAATCATATTAAATATTTTATCTTCTACAAAAACTTCTACCCATTCTCCAACAATTCTATCATATTCATTAGGAATAATTGAATTATCTCGACTTCCATAGATAGAAGATACATAGATATCTCTTTCTTTAACATTTAAATGTAATGAACACCCATCACTAAGAAATCCCTCTTTGGTATTAGATTCTTCCCAAAGTTGTAATATTACTTTATTCATTTTTAAATTTTTGTATTTATTTTAGTGATCTAATTAAACAAAGTTTAGTAAAAAACATAAAATAAAAAAAAACAAATCATTTATGAGTAATATCAAACTAGAGTACATTTGGCTTGATGGTTCAAACCCTCAACAACTTAGAAGTAAAACTAAAATCGCTTCAGAAATTAATTCAATGAATCCTTCCGCCTATTCAATATGGTCATTTGACGGAAGTTCAACGTTACAAGCACAATCAGGTAAAGGTAAAAACACAGACTGTTTATTAAAACCCGTATTTGTAACATACGATCCATTTAGAAAAGGATTAAACAAATTAGTTTTCTGTGAAGTTCTTAACCCAGACGGAACACAACACGAAACAAACAACAGAAGAACATTAGCTGAAAAAGTTAATGAATTGGGTATCAATTCAGGTGATAAATTAGAACTTCCTTGGTTTGGCTGGGAACAAGAATACACTCTTACACACAAACCAATGATTCCATTTGGCATTGGTGAAGGTATTCCATTAGGATTTACTTTGGATCCAAATTCAACACCAAGACCTCAAGGTGACTACTACTGTGGTATCGGATCTGATAATGTAGTTGGTAGAGACATTGTTGAAGAACATATGAATATGTGTATGGAAATTGGTTTAGATATTTCCGGTATTAATGCTGAAGTTCTTTTAGGACAATGGGAATATCAAATTGGACCAGTTACTGCTTTAGAAGGTTCTGACCAATTATGGGTTTCTCGTTATTTGTTACAAAGAGTTGCTGAAAAATATAATGTTAAAGTTTCTTTACATCCTAAACCACTAAAAGGCGACTGGAACGGAACAGGTTGTCATGTTAACTTCTCTACTAAAGAAATGAGAGAAGAAGGCGGATTAGACATCATTAAAGAAACTATGTCTAAATTAGAAAAGTATCAAAGAGAACACATTGCGGTTTACGGATTACATAACGACCAAAGATTAACTGGTGCTCACGAAACATCAAGTATCAATGATTTCAGTTACGGCTTCTCTACAAGAGACACATCTATCAGAATTCCAGCACAAGCAATTGTTGAAGGAAAAGGCTACTTTGAAGATAGAAGACCAGCTTCTAACTGTGATCCTTACCAAGTATCACTTAGAATGTTACAAACAGTTTATTCTGAATTTGAGGTTTCAACAGAAGCATAACATAAATGATTATAAAGTAAAAATCCACTCAATTGAGTGGATTTTTTATTTTAAAGATGTTTTGAATTTTTTCCTTTCGTCTTTTCTGTCTTGAAGGAAATATAGTTATAGGTATGCTACTAGTACTAAATGCTGGTGTCATAACTATATCAAATGTTTTTAGATTAAAGTGAGTGGAGTCCTTGTCCATCGTTTGAACCTTCAATTGAAATTAATTTGATTAAGTGTTCGTTATCGCCTTTTTTCTTGTAAAGTTCATTATAACCTTTGGCAATTCCTCTTTTGAAGACCTCTGTAAAGTATGCGAAGGCATTAACAGATTTATCTTCATTAAAATTATACCAGTTTTGGAACATATCTAATAGTCCTGATTGGTAACAGTCTAATTTATCATCATTAGACCAATATCTCATTTTTTTGATTGTTTTTTTGGCAAGTAGTTCTAACATTTTCTCTGCGTTTCTAGTTAGTTTGCCTTGTGCTTTTGATACTATTACTTCAATGTATAAGTCTTTGTTGTTTAGGTACATTCATTGATACTTATTTTTTAAGGCTCTAACTTTAGAGACCTTTCATGTTATACGTTTATGTAACATGTAAGTTTATTTTAAAATAAAAAATCCTCAAATTTCTTTGAGGATTTTTATTAATATTTAATATTAAAGTTTAATTCTTTCGTTATATTGAAGTTCTTTAGTAGCTTGTAATTCAGTATCTAAGTTGTCTTTTCTTTTCTCTAAGTTTTTAAGAGCTGTAGTTAAAACTTCTGATTCACCAATCATTTGGATAGAACCTTTAACTTTAGAGATATTGAAATTAACATCTTCTAATTTCAAAGTGATTTCTCTTTCTTTATCTTCAAGTTTTCTTTTAACGATTAATTCTTTATCTAATTTATTTTCAAAGAAATAAGTTAAATCATAGTTTAATTCGTTTCTTACTTCGTTTACTAATTCTAAAGCAGATTCGTATTTGAAGAATGAGTTACCATATCTTTCATCACATCTGTAAACAAAAGTATTGTTTTTGTAATTGAAAGCAAATAATTCTAAATAAGGGTTGATTAAGTTGTTAACTTTTTTAACAACATCTAACTCTACAAATTTATCTAAGTTTTTAGAAACTTCAACTAAAATAGGATAGAAATTTTTGTTTACGATTGGAATAATTGGAGAAGAGAATAAAGATTCTAATGTAGTTTCTTCATTTAATTCATCATCGTTGATATAAAGACCAGATTTTTTACCAACAGCTAAACCAATTGTTAAGTATTCAGAAATTCTAAAGTTAACTCTATCTTCAGAAACTTGAGCATACTTCATTGCTGTTTCTAACATTCTTAAAGATTTTAAAGATTCTTCATCTTTAACGTGATTTTCTAATAATGTTTTTTCAATTGTATTTTCAGATAATAAGAACCATGAATCTTTAACTAAAGCAACGTGACCATCTTCTACTTGCTCAACAATAGTGAATGTAGACTCACCTTTACCACCACTTAAAAGATTTGATCTTTTTTCAGGTGATTTTGTTAAATTATGAACAAATAACTTAACTTCTGGAACCCAGTCATAAACAGCCAATTCATTAAGAATTTTTGACATTCTATCTTGGTCAGTTTCTAAATTAATAGTTTGAAGAACAACATTCAAAGGTTGTCTGTAAAGTTCTCCTTGATTCTTAGAGTTAAGAACATTATATAAATTTTTTAATTCATATAATAATTCATAATTTTTCATATCATCATTAAGATTCTCTAAAAGAGATTTAACGCTCTTATCATAAGTGTATGGTTTAAGTCTATCGTTAAGAGAAACTATGATTTGCTTTTCAGATAACTGATTACAAGCATTCATATGTCCCTCAACTATCACAGAAACTTCCTCCTGGTCAAGAGTAAGGTCCTTTTTGAAGTTAAATAACTCAAGTTTAAGATTCTTCATATTTTAAAATATTTTTTTTTATATACTCTATATATTATAGATAAAAAGTCATTTTTTACCATTTTTAAATTTATTTATTATTAAGGGTTTGATGCGTCTGCGGGTCCTTGAGAACCATTCGGATTTATTATATTTCCTGATGCTTTTTCTCTTGCTTTTAATATATTATTAAACCATCTTGTTCTCTTAGGAGAAACAATCAAGTAATCAGAGTTAGTAAATGATCCATATCCATCACTAGGAGAAGATGCTGATGATTGTGTATTATAGAAACTAGTAGTTGCGCCATAAGGAGGAACATCTCTAACGCCTAATCCACCACCAGAGCTAGTGTCGGTTCTAGATCCACCAGGACCAGGACCACCAGGTCTGTTATTAGCACCACCAGGTCCACCTGGCATACCAGGTTGTTGAAAATAATCAGAAACCCCGCCATTAAGAGCAAATCCGTTCAAATCACTCATACCTGAACCATATGATTGTGGATAACCAGTACTATTAATTCTATCACTTCTAAATGCGGGATAGTAAGTTTCGACTGTAAAAGAAACTTTCATCTTGATATTATTATCAGATGTTAAATTCTTTTCTCTAGACATTTCAATTTGATTTGAATCAGGCATTAAAATAACAGCATCAATATTCATAAAGTTATACTCAAAGTACATAAACTTATATAACCAAAGAGTATCCATAATAGCCTGAGAACATTTGAATGTGTCTATCTCAGAACTTAATAATATTTCTAAATCATAATTTACTGTAATAGGAACCGCTCTAACTTTAGCGATTACTTTTCTAATTTCTACTTCATTCTCAACAACCATTCTTAACCAAACATTAGGGTTGGCAAATTCATCAGATTTAATGTTGAAACCAGTCATAGTTAAATGACCTCTTGGTATCATATCCGTATTTAATTCAACAAATCTGTTTTCAGAAACTATATCATCAGAAAATGAATCTAAAAGAAATCTTTCATCCCCTGTCAAAGAGTAATAAAAAGGAACTTGAACATAAACATCACCACTAGTGAATCTGTTAATCCACTTGACTTGTCCTTCTAACGTATCTAAAACACAAACTGTTAAATCTCTAAAAAATACGTCTTCAAAATTAAATCTTTCTCCTATCATATCGGTATATATTAAATATAAACTTTCTCTTCATGAGATTATATACCTATTAACTAATTGAATAAATATGTCTGTTAAATCATTACTCTTATGGGAAAAGTGGCGTCCAAAAACTATGGATGATGTTATTCTTTTACCTAGAATTAAAAAACATTTTGAAAATGGTGTTAACCAAAACTTTATATTTTACGGTCACTTTGGTACCGGAAAAACCAGTTTGGCTAGAATCCTTATTGGTAAATACACAAAGGATAAGCCGTATCTTGAATTAAACTCGTCTTTATATACATCTATTGATGTGTTAAGAAGTGAGATTGAAGATTTCTGTAAATTTACTCCAATGATGGAGACAGATTCTGATATTAAATACATCTTTTTAGATGAATTTGAAAGAGTATCGGCTCAATTTCAAGATGCCTTCAAAGCATTTATTGAAAAATATAATAAGAATGTTAGATTCATTATTACAACCAATCACTTAAATAAAATTTCTGATGGTATTAAGTCTAGAATTCCTCAAATTAATTTTGATTGTCAAAGTCTTGAAGAAGAAAAGTATCTTAAACAAGAAGTTTATAAAAGAATCAATAATGTAATTCTACCAAAAGAAGGTAAAGAAATTCCTAAAGAAGATTTGGCTTCTATTATTACTAAAAAGTTTCCAGACTTTAGGTCTATAATGGTTGAAGTTCAAAACTATTTAGAAACTGGTAGTTTAGGTGAAAATTCATCCAATGTATCTAATAAAGTAAAATTAGATTTATACTCTTGTATTTATGATAAATCATTAGACTATGAGAAAATCTATCACTTCTTAATGACTAACTTTGGTGCTGAAAAGATTGATGTAATGATTAGACTTTTAGGAAAACCATTTATTGATTGGTCTATATCAGAAAGTAAAAATATAGATAAACTATTTGAATGTAATTTTATCATATCAGATTATTCATCTAAATTAGAAACCAATACAGATCCTATAGTTCTAGGTCTAACCATTGTTGGTAAATTCAGAGATATACTATTATAACAAAAGAGCCATAATATATTAATATATATGTTATGGCTTTTGATTTTTCAGACTTCTATATTATTTACCCCGGTCATCCAAGATTCAATGATATTCAAATCATTGAGGATGATGTTATTAGAGTTATTATACAAAAATGGGAATTAATGATATTTACAAATAAAGGTGAATTATTTTGTGATCCTGAGTTTGGTGGCGACTTACCAAAATATTTACACGAAACAAGGCTATCAGCCGAAACAATAGAAAGTGAATTAAGAGCTCAAGTAAGAGAATATATTACCGAACTAGAATCTATAAATTATACACTACAAGTTAATTTTTATGAGGATCCTGAAAGATACCAAGAGTACATGGAAATAAATTTTCAAATAGCAGACTATGAGGTTTATGCTGTTGTAACTTAAATATATAAAGTATGAGATACATTAAAACATTTGAGTCTTATATTGATAATGAACTAATATCTAACATGGAGTTTTATAAAGTTACTTCAGATGAAAAAACTTTATTTAAACCATCATTTGGTGCTAAAAAAGGTGAAACCGATTTTTATCAATTAAGATTAGATGGTAAACCTATAGTTGAAATAGAAGTTAATCCAAATTCAAATTACGGTAAACCTGAAATAATGTCAGCATTTTCAGATATGAAAGGTAAAGGATTAGGTGAATATCTTGCTAAGAAAGTACTTGATATATATCTTATTGATGAGGTATTTGTAAGATGTACAAAGGATAGTAAAAAGTTCTGGCAAAGATGTGGTGCCACAGTTGTTGATTCAAAAGATCCGTACTTACTACATTTTATTAAATAGGGCAACTATTAGCAGTATAAATATACTTATAATCTCTTTTAATTTTAACTCCTAAACTCTCAGCAGTAGTAACAACATCTTCTAAACACTCAGAATCAGCACCACCGACAATTGTAACTTCTTTACCATTAAGTGACTTTAATAATTCATATAGTTTTATAGGACAGTGAAACCAAACGTGATTATTGTTTATGTAAGTAATAATAGTTCCTTCTTTAGTATTGAATATATCACCTTTCTTTAATAAACTCTTATCTTCTTTATCAGAAATTTCATCATAAACTTCTTTATCTAATACTTTCTTATAGAAATCAGCATCTACTTTGTAGTTATACCTTTTCTCAATAAGGTCTTTTTGATTAGTAAAATGATAAAGATCTTTATGAATAGGAATTACAGGTGTTTCATCATATAAATAATCTTTATCTACATTCTTACCATCTGTATGATTATCCCAAATTTGATAAACATTTTGAAAGTTATTACAATACTTCTTTAATTCATTAAGATACATTTCTGAAAAGAACTTTCTAAATGATTTTTGAACATCAACTATAATTAATGTTCCACCACTATGACTCTCAAATGTTTTAATGAATTTCATAAAGTATATATTAAATAAAAAACCCATCAAAATATTTGATGGGTTTTAATTCTTTGAATATTTTATAGATTAAAGAGGTAATTCTTCTTCACCTTCTTCTTTTTCTTCTTCACCTTCTTCTTTTTCTTCTTCTTCACCTTGTGCTGGTTGAGCTTGTCCTTGTGCTGGTTGAGCTTGTCCTTGTGCTGGTTGAGCTTCTTCTCCTTGTGCTGGAGCTTCTTGAGCCTGACCTTGAGCAGGTTGAGCTTGTGCTTGAGGTTCTTCAAATTCACCTTGTGCTGGAGCTTCTTGAGCTTGTGCTTGAGGAGCTTCTTGAGTTTGAGCTGGTTGACCTTGTGCCTGAGGAGCTTCTTGAGTTTGAGCTTGAGGTTGAGCCTCTACTTGAACTTGAGGTTGAGCCTGAGGTTGTGTTTGAGTTTGTGATTGACCACCACCCATTAAAGCACCACCAGGAATTTTCTCAACATCTAAGTTATCCATATTAATAAACTTTACAATTTCTTCAGCAATATCAACATCACCAAAGAACGTGCGTAGGTTTTTACCTGTAGTGTCTTTTACTTTTTTCACATAAGCATTGATTAAAGATTGAGGAATATCAATCATTGTCTTTACTTTGTAAATATCGTTTACTTGAAGAACCGATTCTTTAATGATTTCTTCTCTGTTCTTTTTAATACGATAGTTTTCATATGTTCTGATATGCTTCATTTGTATTTGAATATTTTTTATAGATTATATATTAAACTAAAAAACTCATTTTTTATCAATTAGTGTACTAGTAATAAACCGAGTACTAAACCAATAATAGCGACACCTCCACCGATACCACCAAAGACCATTTTAGTTTTCATTTTTCTTATTTGTAGATTCTTTTCATCAATAACTTGTTGTCTATTATCAACTTGTTCTTCTAAAATAAGAATCTTTTTAAGATAAGCAGCAACTTCACCTTGTAATGATTTAATTTGTTGGTCTTTATTATTCAAAGACTCTTTTAATTTAGCAATTTCCAATTTTTGAGAAGCAATTACTTGTTCTTTATCATTGATAACTCTAACACAAACTGAATCATATTGACCAATTTGAGTACTTTGTTTTTCTAAAAGAGCCAATAAGTCAGTACCATTATCAAGTGACTGAGCTTGTTCAATAGTCATTACAATAACTTGTTGACCATTTGAATCTGTTTCAAATTTAGGGTAATCTATTTTAGCCTGTGAGTATTGTGAGTAAGCACTTAAACTCAACACTAAACCAACTATAAGTGATAAAAACTTTTTCATATTAATGTTTTGTTTTATTTTTTAATGATTCTAAAAGAGCATCTCCTGTTCTATTAGGAGGATGATTCTTAATCTCTTCAATCTTATGTTGAGTTTCAGCTAAATCACTTCTCAACTTATTCAAGTTAGCTTTAGACTTGTTAGCCTCAGCTTCTGCCTTTCTAGTTAAAGCCTCTTGTTTAGTTATTTCAGCTTGTAATTTAATGTCTAATTGTCTAAGACTATCAGATTTTGCTCTCCAAGTGGTGATTTCTAAATCAACAGCTTTCTTTTGAGCTTCTAATTCTTTGAATTGTTGCTCTAGTTGTTTAACTCTTTCTTTTGATGCTTTATCACCTGAGAAGAACCACTTAAAACCAAATAAAAGTGTCAGTCCAAGTAAGATTAATATCAAAATTGATTTAATATCCAATTTCATAAAAACTTATTATTTTTGGAATTATATATTATTTTACCAAACCGACCTTTTATTTTTGAGAAATTTTATATATATTTGTAAATATTTAAAAAACTATGACGTATAAAAGACTAATATCTTTCGATTTTGATGACACTTTATTCCATACACCAAAACCTGAAGAAGGCGAAAAAATCTGGAAGGAAAAAACAGGAACAGATTGGCCATATAGTGGTTGGTGGGGTCGTCCAGAAAGTATTGATCCTGAAATATTTAACATTCCATTGAATCAATGGGTTTATAAAAAATATTTAGAAGCCGTATCTGATCCAGAAAACTATGTTATATTAGCAACTGGTCGTCTTAAAAAGAAAGAAGGTATGTCTAGTCATATTCAAACTATTTTAAATCAACATAACCTATCATTTGATGAAATTCATTTAAACTGGGGCGGTGATACATACCACTTCAAAACTAAATTATTTGAAGAAAAAATTGAAGAACTTGGCGTTCATGAATTTGTTATGTATGATGATAGACAAGAACACTTAGTTAAATTTGAAGAATGGGCGGAAGAACATCACGTTCAAGTTACAGTAGTTGATGTTGTAAACAAAAAAGAAACTATTTTCTAAAATAATATATAATATTCAATTTATGGCAACAATTACAAAAAAGAAAACATCTTCTAAAGTAGAAGAAATTTTATCTAAACCATACAAACTGGTTTTACACAATGATGATCACAATACATTTGAGTGGGTTATTACTTGTCTTATGAAGATATGTAAGCATGAAACCGAACAAGCTACTCAATGCGCTCATATTGTTCACTACAATGGAAAGTGTGATGTTAAATACGGAGATATTGAAACAATAGCAACTATGAAAGATAAACTCAGAAGTGCTGGACTAAGTGCTACGATGGAGGCAAACAACTAATGAAATACCTTAAAAATATTTGGAACTATCTAGCAGAAATACAAAAATATGTTGATGAAGTTCAGAATAGACAAATCTTTGGAAAATTCTAAGACATACTTTTAGTATGTCTTTTTTTATTTACCAAACCAGTTAGTTCCATTCCCACCAAAGCCATTATTATTAGCTTTATACCTATTCATTTGTTGTCTTCTTATTTTCAAAACTTGACCATAATCAACACCCTCAACATAATCTATTCCTTTTAGTGTCTCTCTAACATAGTTCATATACTCTTTATCAACAAACTTACTAGACCACTCTTCAATCATTTCAGAAAAATCGTGTCTACTAAAAACAGTTGTAGCATTTACGATAGTCATAACAGTATCATCATGACCAACGTCTGCCGCATATCTTGTGTTACCGGCTGATGTAGTATGTTTAACAAATGTTGTGATTTCTCTAATATTATCTTCATTAGTAATAACGAATCCTTTAGTTTGCATGAGATCCTGATAATCTTTAACCATGAGATTTTTATTTTCTCCTACCTTTAACCCCACCTTTTCTTCAGTAGCATCGGCTCTATGTTTATATCTAACAAATACAGAAGAGCCATAATTATTATTACCATCAAAAACGTGAGGCAGCTCAGCAAATAAAGTATTACCATAGTTATTCAACTCGACAACTACTTTACAGTTATCAGGATTTAAGTATTCAAATACAATCATATAAAGTAATTCGGCTAACTGCTTAACAGAAATATAATTGTTTCTATAAATACCTATTTGCTCTAATCTAAAGAAATCAACTATTGATTTATATGATGGTTTTTGTAATTCTGTTAAATCTTTTGGTTTCTCAGAAACTCTAAATATGTTTATAATAGAATAATCTTGTCCAAGTCCCTCTGATATATCGACAGATATTACAATCTTATAATCTTTCCTCATTAATGGTATAAAAACATTATCATCCTCAACCCATTTTAAATCAGTATAACTAAATTTTAGTTTTTTATCAAACTCGAATATAGGCTCATGTACATAATGTTTTTTATTTTTCAATAACTCATCAATAATTGCCTCATTCAATAATGATTTAGAAGCATTAATAAATCTTAAACCATACTCTTGGTTGAAGGCATCCTCACCACCAATATCTTTTATAGCTTCTTCTTTCCAAGTTGTAACCTCAGCAATAGCCATAATAGGAACTTCAAAACCATTCTTATCAATAAATGTTAATTTCTTAACATCTTCATCTGTACATTTATCATCATTAAAGATATTAATCACATCTTTGAGTAAGTCCATATTATATTCCATAAAGACTTTTGTCTGACTACCCCACTTCTGATTAACTAAATCAAATATCTCTTCTTTAGTTACACCATATTCATAAATTTTATGCGGATTTAGTCTAATGTAAGTAACAAAACGACCCGGCACCTGATACCAATAAACTCTCATTGGTTTATAGTTATTCTTCATTGGATCGCCCTCAGGTCTTTCAGCATCTGTTAATAACCTATGGAATAGGTTCATACCATTTGGAGTAGAAGTGATGATAATCTTTGAATTTTGAACAGCAGCAGTTGTCGGAAAAGCAGCAGTATAGTATGGTTCAATAATATTTGAAGGAATGTGAGCAAACTCATCTAAGTAAAGTACGTCAATAGTAAAACCGATTGCTGGAGTCTTTGTTCTAGCTGATGTTTTAATTCTACAACCATTCTCAAATGTTAACGACTTCTGATTCCAAGTTTTAATACCTGGTTTTAAGAAAAATGGTAGTAAAGAGTAAATAGATTTGATTTTATCAACAATCTCAACAGCCGTATCGCCTTTGTTAGCAACAATCATTATATTCTTATCATTATCAAATAATATCTTGTGTAACATGAAAATAGAAGATGAGATTGTTTTACCAACCTGACGAGATGCCATTAAGATACTAAATCTATTATTAACAAAACTATCAAGCATCTCTTTTTGGTAATCTCTTAACTTAATAGAGCCAATAGAACCATCTTCTCGTTTTACTTTACAATATTTTTCCACAAAATAATGAACATCTAAGGCACATCTAACATACTCTTGTTGTTCATCAGCAGTCATCCTAAATGAAACACCGGCTCTTCTCAAGCCTACTTCACTCTTTAACCAAGGATTTTGATATCGTTTAACGACTATACCATCATTAATCTTATCAGTTGCCTCTTCTACTAGTTTGGTTGTAAAAACCATTTGTCTTTCTTGTTGTGGAGCAAATGCCATATTTTAGGAAAAGATATTTTTTAATATATATTGTAAAAAACCGCCTTCTATGTCAAAAACAGAGAACGAAAGAAATAGAATCAAAGATGAATTCGATGAAATCCAATCGGAAAGTGGCGAATTTGATATAAGTAAACACCTTGCTAGACCTGAGGATTTACCAGATTTAGGTGAAATAGAAATATATGATTATGATTCAGACATGACAGTTGCTAGCCAACAGTCTATGGAAGTATTAGAATCACTTATTGATTTATATTTAAGTGATGTACCTCAATTAAAAGAACATCCTTATATAAGAAATAAAATGAGAGAAGATGCTAAAGTTTATGCTGAAACAATCTTCTTATCAAAAATGACTAGAAAGAACTTCTTATCACAGTTAAGACAAGTTGATAATGGAGATAATTCTGCTAGAATGCATGAAGTTGTCAATCAAACAATTGGTCAAATTAGAGAAAACTCTAAATTCTCATCCACACAACGAACTGAACTTGAGAAATTTTATAAAGGACTAAGAAAAGATTTAGGTCTTAATGAAATTGAGAATCCAGAAGTTATTAAAGCTCAAAATATAGCGGCTGAAGAATCGGCTGGTGAGTCAATAGGTGGTGGAGAAATAATGGATAATAGAAAGCTTAATGATTTAATTAAGAATGCTATGATTAGTAAAGAGAAAGATAAATAATTATCTCCATTTAAAACTTTCAAACACTGTTATTAAATTACTAAATTGAATATCTACTTTTGTAGTTACAAATCTATTTACTTTATTACCAGTTATTAAATTAACATATAATGTGTATTTTTTAGATTTCAAATCTTCTTTAATAATTTCTTTTAATTTATTATCAGTGTTTGATAACAAAACAGTTAAAAGTTTATTAGATTCTTTTGCTAGTTTAATAACATTTTCTTCATCATCATAGAAGAATAATTCATCATATTGACCTAACTTTTCTTCAGTAAACTTATCACCTTCAGTTTTAAGACCAACTATATGTTGTAATAATAATCTAACTTTCTTATGAGAAATATCATCAGATACTTTATTATAGAATGTTTCTGATATAAAATAGAACTTTTTAATAATTAGACCATTTTCTTTTAATTTATCTTCTATTTTAGATATCATTAACTCATAGTTTCTCTTAGTATTCTTTGAGCATATTACATAAATATCATCATCTGTATTTTTCAAATGTAAAATATTTTCTAAATTAATATCATAATCTAAATTTTCAATTAATTCTTTATTCATAAACTCTTGTAAAGAAAAAGCTAAATTAGAAATATCGGCTCTGTGATTTTTAGCTTTAATTTTTATCTTCTCAAATAAATCTGTTGGTAACCAATAAGTGTGTCCACTAAAATTTATAGAGTTTCCTTGGCTTTTATAAATACCTTTTTTAATTAAATTAAAATCACTTTGTGATATTTTCATAATAGGTATATTTGGAATAGTCTTATCCACTAACCAAACTTTATTATCAGTTGTCAATATTGTATCTAAGTCAAAAAAGTGTGCTTTCATTATAATTTATAATTTGTTACTTTATATTTAAGTTGATGAGGCATGCCATCAAATCTACTACCTTCATATTCTTTATCTTTCCACTCAACACCACCACTTAGTTCACTATCAAAGCTTCTACACTTTGGACATTGACTTGGTGGAGTTTTTTGAACTTCACTTAAAACATCATTTATTTTAGATGTTCTGATATCACTTTTTACTTCTACCATATCTGACTCTGTATAATAGAAATGTCCTTTACACCAAGGATTTCTACAAACTGTTTTCATTTGTTCCATAAAGTATATATTAAATAAAAAATCCCATCATTTCTGACAGGATTTCTTAAATATATATTTTTCTATTTTTTATACTCTTACCATATTTTTACTTATTGCGAAATTATATAGTGTTGGTAGATTTAGGTATTTCATAAATGCGTTTCTTACGTCTAATAATGTTTTTGATTTTTTAACTAAATTTACTATAAGAAAACCAAACTCTTCTTGAAACTCTAAGTAACAATCACACCAAGGTCTATTATAATGGTCTAATGTGTTCCATTCTTTATATCCACCAGATAACCAGTATAGTGATTTTTCTGGGGTTATGTTTTCATATATCATTTTTTTATCAATTGTCGTGTTCCAAATAGGGTCGTTCCAGTCAATTTTTCTCATTAGAATTGAAACTGCTTCAGCTACGTCTGATGTCATTTCTGGTCCGATTTCAAAGAAGTAATCATTTCCTTCTTTAGTAACCCTTAACTCTCTTTGATTCAAAATTTCCTTCTCTTGTTGTTTTTCAAGAGTAATTCTTTTTCTCTTCATAGTAATCATGTTAATTTTTTATATCTGTGTAAGATTAATACCACTGCGCCATTTACCACCGAAATTGCCGTTTTCCCATATACCATTTTCCCAGTTTCCATAGAAGCTACCATCTTTAAAAATACCATAGTACCAATCTCCTGTGTAGAAACTGCCATTTTTCCATATAAGTGTGTTGTTTTTTATTTCTAACTGAGCGTTCTCAATCTCTGAGTCAATAAGCCAGTAGAATTTCTCTTTAACGAGAATATCGTTGATTTCATTAGCACTTGTGTAAGTCTTACCACGATAATTTAGTTCTGAATATCTCATAATAAAATATGAATTTGTATGTCTTATATATTCTAATTTTTTATTATCAAATCGACAATCGTGGATTTTATTAAAATTTCAAAGGTGGGTAAAAAAAAATATATTTTAAAATAAAAAAACCGGACATATGCCCGGTTTTTTAAGAATATGGAAAAAAATGATTTTTTTTATTTACTAAGGCTATTCAAAAAGTCTAATTCTGCTTTAGTCAAAGACTTCATACCAGTAGCACTGATTTTTTCTAAGATAGTGTCTACATCTAAAACTACATCGAATTCAGCGATTAAATCTTCGATGAAAACATTAGAAACTTCTACAGTGTTATCAACTTTAGTATCAACAGCTTTAGTAGCTTTTGGCATTTTTGGAGTTTTGATAGGAGTGATTTTTAACAAAGCATCTTTTTCTCTCTTTGTGATTGGACAAAAAATAGAGTTTACAGTTGTATCACCTACACTATTAACAAAAGCAATAACATAGTCACCACCAGCCTCAACCCATATTTTAGGTGATGTGCCTTTTACAGTAACTAAAGCATTAAAGTCTAACTTGTAAACTTCAGAGATAGCTTTCAATTGTTGATCGTTGTGAGACTTTAAGCTGATACAGATTACTTTGTTGATGTCGAATTTCATATTATTTTCTTTTAGTGGTTATTTTGTTATACAAATATAAGGATAATTAGTGAATTTACAAATTTTATTTATTATTTTTTTGCTTCATCATTTGTTTTAATCACTTATCTTAAACAAAGATAAGCATAATTATTCATTTTAACTAATTTTCAATAAAAGTTTTTTAATATATATGTTGAAAAAATTACATTAATTTATGAAGTATCTTAGTAATAGAGATGAGTTCCTTAAAAGAAGCATAAACAAAATAGATGAATATAAGTCTTTAGAAAATAAAGATTTAGAAATTATAAACGAGGGTGATAGTGGACCATTTGCCAATGATATTCCTTGGAATGACTCATTACTTGGTAGACTAATAAACTCTACTATTAGAAAAGCTAAGATAGGTGCTAACTTAGTTAGAATAAAAGCTGTTAACAGAAGATTAAAAGATGCTTTTGATGACTTATTAGGAAAGTCAGCAGTATCAGGTTTATCAAAAGAAGAAAAGGCAGAATTTAACAAAGTTCTTATATTCTCATTTTTAGAAAATCTTAAAAATTCTATAGAGAAAGAAGATAATGTAGGTGAAATAAAAAGACTTACAGATGAGGCTATTAAAAACATAGAAGATGTAGTTGAGAATACACCAGCTGAAGAATTATCAATGGATAAAGATAATCTTCTTAATTTAATAAATCAGTTAAAGGAGTTTAGAAAGTTTTTGGATCAATTCAAAGATGATGAAGGCGGTGCTGAAAGTGGTGCTGAAGAAGATACTGATGAGTTAGAAAGTGAAGATACAGAAGGTAAAGAAGGTGAAGGCGCTGAAGATACAGAAGGTTCTAAATCATCAGAAGCTATTTACCCTACTATGATCAAAACACTTAAATCACTATCTTATATATTAACACATTACAAAGAAGTTAAATTAATGGATGTTAAAAAAGATACAACTACATCTACAACCAAATTCACATATACCACTGTAGCTGGAGATACTGTTGAAAAAATACAAAAAAATACAAAAGCTAATCCAAAAAAATTAGCATTAACTGATATTAGAACTAAAAACACTCAAATTTTGGCAAAATATCCAAAAGATAATCAAACAATGCCTGCTGGGTTAGTTCTTGTAATGGAGAGTTATATTCTAGCCGAAGCCTTAGGTGATGGTGCTAGCCCAGATAGAGCAAATGTAAAAGGTGGAGAAGATCATTTAACTCAGGCTTTTACTAAATTAAAAAAGACTATTGAAGTATTAGAATCCCCAAAAGATAAAGGTATTGGTGTAGATGTTAAATTCTTAAATGATATAACATCAAAATCACTGGATTCTAAAAACAAAGAAGTTATTAAATCTCTTTTTACAGAAATCAACAGATATTTAGTTGGTGATAAAAAAGAAACATTAAATGCTTCTACTACTCCTTTATATAAAGAAAGTATGGAAATAATCTCAGATAAAAACAAAAAAATTGTTGTAGCTGAGAAAATAGCAAGATTTGCTAAAACTGCTTTACAATTTGACAAAGAAGGATTATACGGTGGTTTAGGAGAAACAGGTAAAGGTTTACAAACATTTGTAGAAGGTATCAAGTCAATAATGACTGTAAAACCATCAGAACAAAAGGCAGAAGTACCAACAACTGAAACTAAATTCAAAGTTGGTGATGTTGTTAAATGGAAAAATAAAGAAGGTAAAGAAATATCTAAAAAGATTGAAAAAGTAAAAGATGGTTCTTACTTCTTCACAACAAGTGATGGTAAAGAATATTCTAAAAAAGAATCTGAATTAACAAAAGAGTCTATTATTAACAGATATAACAAATTTTTATCATATATAAAAGAAGCTGAAGAGACTCAAGGTGAAGTTTCGGATCCAGTTAATATGACAACATCTCAAAAGATTAAAGATTGGTGGGATAAAAAAGTTGATATTAAAGAGTTTGTACTAACTAGATCACAATCTGAAAAAATCAGAATTTCTATTGAAAAAGCTGAAAAGAGAGATGCTGTTACAATAACTGGACTTGATCCAATTATTGAAATAATAAAAGTATTTAACCGCGCTTATAAGCTACACACAACTCAAGTTATTTCAACTGGAAGAAGTGGTGGTAAAGTTTCTAACAAAACATTTATGGAATACACATCATTTGGTGGTGGTTCTCCCGATAGCGCAGGTGCTAGTGGTGGACCATATAGAAATAACGTGATATTTAATCAATGGGAAAATGCTGTACAGAATATAATTAAAGATACAAAATATCAAAAGATATTTAGAGAAGAAACTATTCTTAAAACATCCGAAGGAAATGATATAAAGGAAGCTGGTAAAAATCTTTTAAGATTTATGAATGATATGCTTGATGGTGATACTTTATATAAAAGCAAAAGTGGTGATTCTACTCAAGGTAAACAAGCTGAATTTATCGAAAAATACTTTGGACCTACAGACGCGGATAAAAAGAAACTTGAAAAAGGTGGACTTACAATGGGCGGAGAAAAAGAAGCTGAGGAAATAAACGGAGTAGCAGACAGTATGCCTAAAGAAAAAAATCTTGACTTCACTGATAAACTTTTAAAATTTGAAAGTAATGATGAATTAGAAGGAACCTTCTTTGCTGCTAAAACTATGTTAAATGGTGAGTCTAGACAAATATACTTCTATGTACAAGGAATAGAATCAGAATATGCTTATGTTAGTTACTGTGGATCAATGGGATTCTTTAAGAAATATATTATAGAGTCAGGAAATACAATTAAAATGGAAAAGAATAAACTAGAATATTCTATAAAAACTGACTTAGTAGAAGATAATAACAAACAATTCATAATAAAAGGATTCAGAATGAAAGTAGTTTCTCTTATCAACAAAGAAGGTAAATTCCTTTTAAGTGGTAGTCACTCTATTAAGTTTATACAATCATTTGATGGTTCTAAAAACAATCCATCTACAAAATCTGTATTAGGTGGAAAAGAAGATGAGATAAACTTTCAGTCTTTCTTTACTTTACAAGAGAAGTTAAAAGATGACAAAGGACAAGAAGTATTCTCAAGATTTAAATTAAAAAATCCATCAAATTCAATAAGAGTCAACGGTGGATTTACAAATATTATTAATGCTAATGACATTAAAAATACGTCAATAATTAAGAAATAATGAGAAACCTAAAATCATATAGAATCTTTTTAGAAGAAGCTGAATTTGATGTTAATATAACAGACCAACCAGATATTAAAATGGCTAAAGAAAAGTTGACAACTCTTAAAAATCAACTTACTGAATATAAAACAAAGAAGCCTCTAATAGACACCGCATATCTAACAATCAAAATAGATGCTGACTTACAAAAGAAAATAGAATCGATTGTTGGTAAAATAGATGCCTTACCAGGTCAGGATAGAAATCCTTTCTTAGTTGAGTATCTACACATTGCTAGTTTAACAAGAAAAGTTAATAATATTCAAAAAGATATTGCGAATGATAAGGTTAAAAAAGATGATTTTAGTGAAGAATTAAAATTATCTAAGGATGACTCTACAAAGCAAGCCGTTACTGGCAAAATAACTGATATAACTAATAGAATATCAACAAATGCTGCTTCTATAGCATCGTTAACCAAAGAAATATCTGATGCCCAATCATCATTAAATAAAAAAATGCTCGATGTAGAGAAGAATATGATGGATAATATAAAGAAAATCTCAAAAGAGAAGTGAAAATAGAAAAAATATCATTTTTTACATTTTATATATACTCTATAACATAAAAAAAAATATTAAAAATATGGCAATTCAAATTGGAAAATACAAAAGACCAGGAATCTTCATAGAAGAGTTTGACAATTCAATCATTACAACTCCAGTGGTTGAGGGTATTACTAATATGGTTATTGGTGTTTCAAAAAAGGGACCAGTAAATACACCTATTAGACTTACTACAGTCAATGACTTAGAGTCTATCTTTGGTCAACTTGATAGAGGATTAGAAAGAAAAGGTTCATTTTTCCACAGAACTATTCAAAAAATGTTGGAATCAGCTCCAGTATTCGCTATCAATCTTTTAAGCACAGATGATACATTAGATACTATTGAGTATAAATCATTATCATCATCATCTGGTTATATTAATGATATCGAAAGAAATGGAGCTTATAGAAGATTCTTCGATACAACAGGTTTCTGGAAAAGAGATACTGAGTCTTTCATTAATTTAACTAAACCAAATGCTGGTTATACTGAAAGAGCTTTTAGTATTACTAACCTTTCTGACAGATTCGTTACTGTATTTGTTGTGAAAAGTGCTAGAACTGGTTTTGATAGAACTTTAATCGAATGGTATGGTTCTCAAGAAAAACTTCCGCCATATGTTAACGCTAACGATTACGCATCTGACTATTTAGTAGATGTTATTGTTGTAGGTGGTGACTGGTCTGACTACCAAAACTTGGCTATTGATAATAGATGGAGTGCTTACTTCAATGCGTCTGGTCTTGTTAAGAGTCAAATTAGAAACTTTGCTAATGATAGAAATGTTACTTTATTAGCTTATTACGAAGGATTGTCCTTAATTCCATATTTTAGAGATGCCAATGGTACTAATATTTTTATTGAAACTACAATTAACAGAGATACAGATAAAACTGGAGTATTCTGTGCTTTCAACTCAGATTTAGTTGAAACAGATTACTACAACGGTCTTTTAGACTTAGTTGGACAAACAGTTGCTGGTGTGAATGAAACTGAAATAGAATTCTTATCTTATAAAGAAACTATCGCTGAATCAATTGAAATCACAGCAGTGCCTTTAGACTTACCTGGTAACGTAACTGCCTTGTTAGGTGGTGTATTTACAGGAAATGGTTATATTAACCAAGATCCTCACGCATTTGGTTTAGTTCCAACTGAAACAGGTGTTATTGATAATGGTGATAACAGAACTGCTTGGTTTGGTGAAGGATTTGTTTATGATGTAACTAAAGATACTTTAACATCATCATCTGCTTCTATCGCATTAACTTACACAGCTACTGCTGACGCTTTCGCTGTAATTGGTGATAAAATGGTTCCAGTAACTGGAAATACATTAACAATTAGTGCTAGTGATTATAGCGCTTCATACGGTACATTATCATTTGTATCAGCTTATGTTTTAGACTCAACAGGTTCATTATCTGTAGTATCTAACACAACTGGTGTTGCTTATGGTTCAACACCTACAAAACCTACAGTATCAGCAAGTGATATCGTATTAGGTTATGTAGAATTTGATATGGCTAATGGTGATATCGCAGCACCAACAGTAACAGTTACTGATGTAAATATTGACACAGTTGGTTTCATAGACTTTAGTTTTGGTACTAGTGCTTCTGATGATTATCACATCGCAACTCAAAGTACTCCAGATTCTGGTGTAATTAAAGTTACATTTGAAAATACAAATACTGTACCTTCTGTAGCAAATTACGCACAATACAGAAGATTCAAATTATTCAATAGATTAGTTGATTTAATTGACTCTGCTAATAAAAATAAAATGACTTTATGTTTAGGACCTAATCATGCGTTTGATAAAGTTAGTTTATCTACTATAACAATTACAAATATTGTTAGCTCATCAACATCTAATAAATCATTTATCTTAAATACTGGTTTAACTGATGCTCAATTAAGTGATATTCTTGATGGTTACTTTGTAATCTACACAGTAGATAATGAATTTTTACTTGGCTCAGATAAAGTATCCACAACTTCAAATGTTTGGTCTATGACTGATGGTGTTGTTGCTAGATACTCTAAATTTTATTCTAATTTTTATGACGGTATTATTAACACAGGAGATTACTTCTATGCTAATAAAGTACCACAAGCTTTAGTAGCCGCACAAGAAACTATGAATGTTATTTTCATAGATGGTGAAATTGCCGCAGGTACTACTTCATCATATGCTGGTTACAACTATGTAATATTTGAAACTACTTCAAATACAAATCCATCATATGCTACATATGATCAATTCATTGTT